CGCCTGACGGGATGCTCGGTAACGTTAAAACGTCAACGTCGCCGATGTTGTTCGCGCCTGCCGGGATACTCGGCAGGGTCAAAACATCGACGTCACCGATGTTATTGGTCCCGGCCGGGATTGACGGAAGGGTCAGCACGTCGATGTCGCCGATGTTGTTTGTGCCTGCGGGAAGGGGTGCGCTGATAGCGACACTCGATCCGCTTACGTCTTGGATGGCCGTTCCTAAGTAGCTGGACACGGCTTCTGCTCGGCCCGCGAGGGCCAGCAGGAGCAACGTTGCGATGGTCTTCATGTTCATTTTCTTCATCTCCTGATGGTGCATTTTGCTTTGTAGGTTCCGTCGGGCGAGCAGTTTGAGAATGTCGCTTTATGGGAGCCTAGCAAAATTCTTTCGCCGGCCAGGCCGGTCCTGCCGACCAGGCGGCGTATATTTCCAAAGATGGGAAACTCGTCTGCATCGTTGGTTACTATTTCAAAGTCAAACGAGGCAGCGGCGCTTGGAGGCACGAGGCCGCAATGAGTAATGGTTCCCGTCGATGAAAAGACGGCCGTTCCTGTGCCGCCTGCCGTCACGATAGAAACGGAAACGAGGTCAAATTCTGCCGTTGCTGTGATCGTGGCCGTGCCGATATCTACGCTGATCGGGTCGGCGTTTGCCACCTCGACCTGCTGGAGTTCCTGGTCCAGGTAGGAGCTCGACTGCGCCCGTGCGGCTTGGGCGGCGGTCAGCAGGATGGCGACCAAAAGAAATTTTATCATCTGAAAAATAGTTTCATCTCGTAGGTGCCGTCTGTTCCCGTGATCGTGAACGTGCAGTCGCCGTCGATCTTAAAGCGCGTGTCGACCTTCATGAGCTTCACTTTGACGTTGCGGGCGACAGCCAGCAAATGGCCGTCTTCATCGATGGCTTGAAAGCTGTAATTTGCAGGGTCGGTCGGAGCGATGATCGAGATGCCGTCGCCCCATTGGGATCCCGAAAGCATAATAGACCCGGTCCCGCCGGAGACCACGATGTCGAAGACGTTGGACTTTTTGAGGGGCATCAGTGACTAATGCCTCCGTTCTTTCTGCGTGCAGGTCGCCCGAGCAGTTGATCCATGCCGTCAACCAAGTATTGAATATCGCGGCGCATGATTCCAAGTTCCACGTCGTGGCGGGCGGTGTGCGAGGTCGTGGCCTCGATGCGCGTTTCCATCTTTTCGGAGGATCGTTTCAGAGCATCGATCTCTGTGCGCGTTCCCGTGGTCCCGGCCGTCAGAAGACCGTAGGCTGTGCCGGCGCCGAAGGCTATACCGACGACCCATTTGGCGATCTCGCCGCCGATTCTCATAGACCAAAAGACCGGGGATCATGCCTGTCGATCTTTTGGTCTTCCTCTATGCTCATGACGCGCTCGACGCATTGGTCGAGTTTAATCGCCATCTCGGTGTGAACCTGCGATAGATTCTTGACACGCTCCTGGCAGGCGGCCAGTTTCGTGGCGTCCTGGCCAGTGCATCCACAGGCGAACATAACGGCCGCGGCGGCGATGGCGTAGGCGATATATTTCATCGGCTGACCTCCGTGAAGCGTTTTTCCACAAGGTCGCAAAGGCTACGAATAGCCGAGGCGATCTCGGGCTCTCCAAGGTCTTCAAATTTAAAGGCGACGTGCCGGATGCTGATGAGGCCGCGGATGACGGATTTCATGCCTTCGTCGACGATCACGCGATCCTCCGGGCCCAATAGGCGACGAGGAAATCGAGGCTGTTTTGGCGGTTGTCGGTGGCGCCGTCAAGTTGATATGGATTCCTCTGCCAGTGGAAGTCCTGCGGGGGCCTTTGCCACGCCGGCAGGGGTTGGGCGGCGTATTGTCGGCCGCCCCATTCGACTTTCTTAATCAACGGATTTTCCGTATTTCGGATCATCCCCGGGCCTTTGCCGTTGGGCATATCTGTGGCGGCCGTGAATTCAAGAAGGACCTGCTCGGCCAGTTCCTCTTGGCGCGATCCTACGGAGACGCCGTTCATCTTGCAAAGAGCCACAAGGAGAGGGTTGGTCTTGCGTGCGTATTTCCCCGCGAGGATCCGCAGTCCCTCGCGGGCTTCGGGGTGGCCGGCGTCGTTGGGATAGGTCATGGCGCAGTAGGCGGCCGTCAGGAGGATGGCCATGTTGTCGTTGTAGTAGCCTTGCTTCCATAGGAAGTGGGTTTCGGTGCGGGCAAACTCGGGAGCGTAGTCCCGCGCGAGGTTGTACCATTGCGGGAGGCCGCGATGGATGAGGCCTAGGCGGGCCATCGCCGTGGCCGCCAGGTTGCGGACAGGGGCCTGGAACGGGCCCGGCCGGCAGTCACCGTGGCGGGTAACGCTTCCGTCCCGGTTCTTGAGGCAGTAGCCGTCGGAGATAAAGCGTTGGGCGTATTGGCCGATGCGACGGTCCTGTTCCGTGTTCAAAGGCAGATATTTGCTAGCCATAGCCACGCCGAAAATCCAACCGGCCAGGCTGTCGAGGCTGGCGTCTTCCCTTCTCAGGCGGCCGTCGGTGTCGTGCCAGTATTGGCCGGCCTTGCTCTCGTCGGGCTTGTAGACCGTGCCGTCATAGCGATTGGGCGTTATCCCGCGCAGGAGGATGTCGTCGGAGAAAAGAAGGAGCGCGTCCAGGGCATCTGAGGCCGCCTGCTTGGCTTCTGCGGTTGGTCTGGCCTTGTAGGCCATGACTCGCATGGCGGCGTAGATGCCCTGGTGGACGCATAGGTCGCCGAGGTCGTTTACAATGCTGTAAACGTAGAGGCCGCGGTCCTGCATGAAAGGCGCCAGGCCGCTGTCAAGGGCCGCCGCTAATTTTTCCATGCGGTCATGCTCGAGCGTTTCTCCGGGCCGTAGTTCCAGTGCCCGCGTGAACGGTTCGAAGGGCTCCGCGGCTTTGTTGGCGGCGTCGACGATTCCTAGCAAGGCGGCCTTGATCTTGGCGAACATTTTAATTACTCCCGGCATATGTAATCGAGACTTCAAAGCTATAGGCGCTCGTCCCGTTGAGGGTCCTGGCAGTGCCGGTCTGTTGCCATGCTTGACACTCGACATAATCTCCGGCGACAAATCTCCAATGCGTGCCGAGACTGATAATCGGATCGCCCGATCCCGTTCCGCTTTGCCCGCCGCTTGTTTCGTGCTGTTCTACCGCGATGACCGTCGCGCCGTTGACGATGAATCTGAGCGCGGCTGTTCCGTTCGCATTGCCAAGATCAAATTCTCCGTTGCAAAAGAGATTATAAAAACCAGTCCGGGGGATTGTCATCCTTGAAGGATTGACGCCGTTATCGTGATAGTTCGATGTGTCCCATCGCTCATTGAGTGACGGGGTTGTCCAGGTTGCGTTAGTGAGGCTTGTCCCGGATGCCTGATTCGCTCGGCATGAGTCGCCCTGATATTGCAAGAACGGCGTCGCCGCGCCGCTGTTGTGAATGACGAGGTCCGGGCTCGCTTGCCCGTCGAAGTCAAAGCAAAGAGCGTCGGATTCGCATTCGGAAATGACGTAGTCTTGCGATCCGGCCATATCAAACTTCGCCTTGATCGCCCCGGTCCCGGCCGTCTGCCCGGCCCCGACTCTGATCGAAGTTGAGACGACGAGTTGATTTGTAAACGTATTCCCGCCCGTGAATGTTTGCGTCGCGGCGAGGACCGCGTCGCCGCCGCCGGTCGAAATGCAGGAGCCCGCCGTCGTTATGCCGCCTTTGATAACCGCGCCGCCGACGGCTTGACCGGCCGAACAAGAGACCGTCGTCCCGGCCGTTGTGCCCTGCTTATAGACTCCCGAGACGTTGATATCGCCGCCGACGCCGAGCTTGTCAGTCGGAGTGCTCGACGATATTCCGACGTTGCCGCCGTCTTTGATCGTCATAGAGACGGCATCCGTCCAGACGCCGCCAACGAGCTTTATATCCTTGCCGGCCACGTTCGGGCTTATAAGCATATGCCCGACGGTATTTGAGAGCATAGAATCCCCGGCGACGGCGTTGCCGATCGACCCGGAGAATGTCGTCATTCGATGTTCGCCGCCGCCCGCCGCGCCGTTTGCGACACGGACGGCCGTGTCGGCTGTGCCGGCATCGCCGTAGACGTCGAGATTGAATTGAGGGTTGTTCGTGCTAATACCGACTTCGCCTCCGGGGCTCTTGATAAAGAGATCAGCCTGCCCGCCGCTGACTCTCATGCTCGCGTCGACGTTAGAGACCCAGGCATTCTCGGTCTGACTTGATTCGAGGGCCATCGTCGAGAATGTCGCGTCGGTTAGTTGAAGCTTGCGTACGAGCGACGACGTCGTGACGGGGAAAGTTAAATCAAGCGTATAGGTCGGGTCGGCGTTATTGATACCGAGGCGGCCGTTCTTAACGGCGAGCGTCGAAGTCCCGACGGAGAATTGACTCCCGACGATCGTGCCCGTGCCCGTCGTTATCAGTTGCCCGGCGATGTAGGCCGTACCGACGTTATGCAGGGGATACAGCGGGAGGCTCGTCCCGATCCCGAGCTTGCCGCCTTGCGTGAATCTCCAAAGCTCCGAGCCCACGTTATTGCGGCCCGAGACGATTGGATGATTGTCCGTCGCGGTCGTGCTCTTGAAAATTGTCGACGAGGCGATGCTGATATGATCGACCGTCGAGACCGCGCCGATCGTCGAGACGTAGAGCGTCCCTATGTTGCCGGTGCTGAACGTCGAATTGACGATCGTCCCCGTCGATATCTTGTCGAAGGTGCGGTTGATGCATCCCAGGAAAAATGTCCCCGTCGCGTCCGCCCTGATCTTCTCGAGAGTGAGGGCGCCTGTCGTATCTTGGCATCCCTGGCCGGCGGCTCGCGCGGGTATGCGCGAAGCTCCTAAAAGACCCAGGATGATTGCGGAGACGGTTAAAATCTTTTTCACGATAAGACCTCCTCGAGCAACATCTCAGCCTGGTTGGCGTCCAGATTCGGTTTGTATTCTACCACTTTCATGTCAAGATCGCGGGCCAGGACGTTTTGGGCCTCGCCGGCCATGAAATAGGCGAAGCCGGCCTGCAATGGATCCCCGGCGATGGTCTGCTTCAATAGCGGATGGTCAAAGACGGAGACCGTTATCACGTCGGAAAGTTCAAGCCACGGGATGATCCATGTCGATATTCGCAGTTTTCTTTTCGGCCTAAAGCCAGCCTCGTAAATTGCCTGGGCCCGGCCGCGACCAATGTTCACGTCGTTTGCCAGGAGCAGTTCATAGGCTTCATCTTGAACGATGCGGCCGTACTCCTGCTCGGATGTCGGGCTGGCTTCGCCGGCATCTGCCCCATCGTACTCATTAAAATATCCGTTATATCGGACGCGCCCGACGTTGATTATGTCTTCAAATCCCTGGTCGGCTTCATTTACGCTGATGATGGCATTCTCTTGGTTAATCTCCAATATCGGAGAAGGCGTCACATCCTTGGGTCTGAAAAAGAATTTACCATCCCCGTCGAGGCCCATTTCGTAGTTTGAAATCTGGGCATAAACTTCTATCGCGTCGAAGCAGTTTTGTCCTGAGAAGTTGGCAAGGGCCACGAAGACTTGCGTGTTCTGGAAATTGGCGACCAGCTTTTGAGTCTCCGGGCTTGTCCATGATCCAGAGGCCGGCGTAATTTCGACCTTGATTTTCAAGTACCTTTTCAATGCCGACAATATTTCCCCAGCCCCGCCTACGGCAACATAGGCATCGTAGGGCCCGCCGGAAATGCTGGCGACTGCTGTTGAGTAGGTTATTGTGCCGCTGTTTAAGACGTGTGTCCTTTCCAAGATTCCCCAGGACGTAGGTGCGGCCAGAAGATCAAATTCCTCAGATTCATAGACTGCGGCGGCATCGCTCGCGGCCACGGCCGATCCGTCGAGCTCTTGGGTCCAGTGGATTTCGTCGATGATGAATCCAGAGGAAACTCCGGTCGAAGCATTGACCTGATTGACGCAGAGCATCATGTGCGTATTGGTCGAGTGCGTTGTGTCGGTCGCCGTCATTATAAGAGAGCCATCATCGTAGACGTTGAAGTTTCCGCTGGCATCTCGGGTCACGCGGATATCTCCGACGGACGTGAATGCCGTAGAGCTCGCCAGGACGGTTTCAACCGTTCCGCTGACGGTGTATTTCACTAATTGGATTGGCACTCCCAAGCCGCCGCCGCCGCCCAAAACCTTTAGGGCGTAACCGTTTCCTGTCGGGAAATTGCCGCTGAAGGCGTTGGAGTCCAAGAAAAAATACCATCGAACGTCATTTCCGACGGAGGATGGATTGAGTTGGTCAAGACCAAACTTGTCGACCTTAAACCTCCATGATCCCGTGTTCTTTGCGACGCGCCAAGGAACGGAAACAAGGATATTCCCGTTTGCAGTTGATGGATGCGTTACGGTGAATTTGCCGCTGGAAACGGATACCGTCCCGCCGGTGTTGACGTGGACCGTCCATGTCGGGTCTAAGGTATAATCTCCGTCGGTGAAATTGTCCTGTAAGAACCACTTGCGGATGATAGACCCTGGGAAGGCATCGGTCGAGATGTTGGTCTTAGCGGCTCCGGCGGCCTCCCATTGCGCTTCGGTGTCGATAGTCTTTGAGCCTGAAACGCCTCCGGGGAACGTGACAGGAACGATTGTCCTTTCGCTCGATATGATTCCTGCTTCTTCGCAGAGATCGGCCACGAGGCTTTCGATGGCTTGGTTTGTTTTCCAGCGAAGTCCGGAGGCTTTCACTGTGTGACCTGCCGTCGGAGCTGTCGTAAATGTTATGCGTGCTCTGCCGGTAACTCCCGGCTCAACGACTTGATTCAGGTTATCGACGCGCCAGTCCGTGCCTTGCGTCAGGCTGGATGCGTTCACTTGAACGTCGGTCAAATGGTCCACGCCGACGGATGTTGTTTCAAAAACTTTATTGCTCCCATCGCCTGTGGCGGGAATACAGTTTTCCAAGGTGAATGTGAACGAGACTTTTTCGGCGTCTGCGTTTTCAAGAAGAAGGCCGCGGCTTGTCACTTCGAGGACGACCTCGTCATCTTTGGAAGTCGGCCTGGAGCGCACTATAAGGCCCGTGAATAAGGCGGTGTATTCCTTCGTGCCGTCTTGCTTGAGGTAGCCGAATTGGACCTGAACCTGGGTCTTATAGAGGCGATAGCCGAGGGTGGCAATGGCATCGGCCGCGAATATCGACGGCGGCGCGGTGCCCTGGATCCATTCGTTGTTGGTATTGTCAAGCCGGACGGAAATCTGAGATGTGCGGTAGACGTTGGCGCGGGGCGTGTCGAGTTGCATGGGAATGGGCCCCACGCCGATGATCTTGGAGTCGTCGAGGTCGGTCCAATTGGCCTCGTAGACGAAGGCTGATCCGTTCCAATAACGCCGCTTATATGATACTTTTCTGAAATCCCGGCCGCCCTGCTTTTTTTGCCAGACGTCTTTGAAGGCTTGGGAAACGGGGCGAGCCACTAGGCGCCTCCGACTTCGCGCACGTCGAAGCCGACTGCATAGCCTCCCGAGCGCGAGCGCGTGATGTAGTTCTCGGTAAAGGTACCGGGCTCGATGCCTGCCTGGAAGATGTCGGCCTCGACCTCGGCCGGCTCGGGGATAACGATGAAAGGCTCCTGCTTGTGGAGGTCCTTGAAGTCTTGAACCTCTGTAGACGTTAAGCCGATGAAGTTCATGGCCGCGCTGTAGAGCCACGGAGAGGCGTCCGATCTGTAAACGTAGGCCCGTCGGATGCTGTTGTCGTGCATGACGGCCGTCTTGGCCTTGACGATAGTGTTTTTCTTCTTGTACTGCTGTAGCATGACGGGCGATTGGAAGAGCTCGTCGGCCACGATGATATCACCGACCTGCTTTTCCTGATTGGCGGTCTGTGTCGTATGCATCGTTATCCGACATCGGTCGGCGAAGAATGGAGCCGCGACGACCTGGCGGGTGTTTGCCGAGGCGACGAGGGTGAAGTTGTAGACGCCGGCGGTCCACGTCGAGCCTCCGTCGTTGGAAAACTCGACATCGAAGGCTTTTAAATTGTGGTTCATGATCGCAAAATAGCCGATCTGCTGTGAAAGGACCGTGCCCGGAACCCAGAGGCCAAAGGTTATAGTCTCGTCGATAGTATCGTTTGATCCCGAGGAAATCCAATAGCTCGCAGGGTCCATGTCAAAGAGGCGGTGCCGGAGATCGGTCATGCTCGAAACCAAAAGATCGCCGTTGTTGTAGGCGTTGCGGTTTAGCTTGTTGCCCGTCAGAAAGATGGGCCGGCCTCGGAGCGTTAAATCAAGAGCCATTATACTGCCCTCGCTGAGTTGAGAATGGATGCGTCGCCTGTCGCGTTGGCAAGCTGGACGGCCTCGATGACGCCTTGGCGCATCTGGGCGGCCATCTGCGACATCATCTTGCGTGCGGCCGATTCCTCGGAGAAGTCCACGCCGGAAACGTTGAAGCTCTGCGTGACGGTCACGCCGCCCATGCCGAGTTGATCGTTGGGAACAATCGTGCCAGGGCTGTCTGGAATAAACATTTCCGGGCCCTGTTCTCCGACGATAGTCGGGATGCCCGGGAAAACAGGACCGCCTTCTGCTCTGAATAGGCCGCCTACAAATCCTAGGCCGAAGCTCTGGCCTGCCCCGGGGGCGATTGTCTTTAGGATTATCATCTGCGCGATGAGCTTGATGATCTGCTGGATCATGCTCTCGACAAATTGGTTGAACGTGATGGCTCCGGTCGCCCATGCCGCCGTTATTGCTCCGGCCGTTGATGCCGTCTGGGCCTTAACGGAGGCCATGGCCGCTTCCATTCTTCTGGCCTCTGCCTGGATGGATTTAAAGTTATCTGCGGCGGCGCCTGCGGCGTCTTTTGTCTTGTTCCTCGCCTCAATGGCGGCCTCGGTCATGCCGGAGGTTGCGGCGGCGACGGCTTCCCGAGAGGCCGTGGCGGCCTTGTCGGCCGCTTCTTTGGCAAGGGCGGCCTGCTCCATGGCTGTCGACGTGCCAAGTATAAGGGCCTCTTGTTGCGCCAGCCTGGCGGTGTCGGAGGCCTGTTGGGCCGCGGCGATGGCTTCCTGCATGGCCCGTTTGGCTTCTTCGGATACGATTTTGCTGGCCGCGCCGGTACGCGGGGCCGATGCCGCGAGGCTGGCGTTCTTAGCCTCGAGGGCGGTTATTTCCTCGCCGGTCTTTTTAAAGGCTTCCTGGGCGGCGGTCGCGGCGCGACCCACGATGTTGATGCTCTCGCCGGATAGCTTGAAGGATTCCATGGCTGATCGCCAGTCGCCGGCGATCATCTTGCCGATGCCGTCCAAGAATCCGAAAACGATCTGCATGGCGTCTTCGACGACGGACTTTATGGCCGCGAAGACGGCGTTAAAAATCTGGCTCATGGTCCCGAGGTTGGACGTGATGATGTTTATGGCGGCGGTTAATTGGCCGACGATGGGGCCTTTGATCTCGAGGAACGTATCCTCGAATTTATTGCGGAGGGCCGTCAAGGATCCTCCGAGGGTGTTTCGCATGGCCTCTGCCGACCCACCGACGGTCTTCTGGAATTCGTCCAAGATAACCTGTTGCGCCTCGGTCACTTTGCCGAGGTTGATCAAGTTCTTGACCTGTTCCTCAAGGGCGAAGTTCACGTCGATGCCGGCCCGCTTCAGGCGGTTGAGGCCCTCGACCGGGTTATTGAGCGCAAATCCGAGCATCTTGACGGCTTCGGTCGCGTCGCCTCCGGTGCTGGCGGCGAAGTCTAAAATGCTTTTGGTCGCGTCGCGGAAGACCTCGCCTTGGACGTTTCTGAATTTCAGCAGTTGCGTCTGGACGCTTTGGATGGCGTCGTCAGAGAAGGTCGTCGTGTCCTGGAGCGCGGCGGCCTGGGCTTTCAGTTGCTCGGCCGTGAATCCTGCGGCCTGGCCGGTTGCTCTGACGGCGTTTTCGAGTAGCCTGTCTGCCCTTTCCTGCGCTACGGTCGCATCGAATACTTCCTTGAGGCCGATGGATATGCCGGCAAACGCAAAGGCACTTTTAATGCCTGATGCCAGGCTATCGAATTGTTGCGCTGTCCTCTCGGCGAGGCTCTGGGCCTGGAATAGTCCCTCGCTGAGCTTGGCCGCGTCCGTGCTTAGGACTAGGGTAGCTTCGCCGAGATTCTCAGCCATGCGCCGGGACCTCCACGAAGGCTATACCAACGCCGCCCAGGACGCTGGCCATCTCGTCTTTGCTCTTGGCTGATCGCGTTTTAGCCGTTCCGGCCGTGCGTCGCCAGGCCCGGAGGGTCTGATCGGCGTCGCTTTTCTTCATGCGACCTGATCCCAATGCCACGATGCTCGTCTTGAGCAAGGCTTCCTCGGCCTGAATCTTGGGCATCGCGCCCGCGTAGGCGCGGACGAAGGCTACGGGAACGGACAACCATTCGCCGATGGTGCCACCGTAGAACCTTTGGAGTCGAGGGAGCAGGGTCATGATTTCCTTCAGGCCGCCGTCGGTTCTCCCGCCTTCGCCGGGGCCGTGAAAAAAAGCTCCAGAATCTTTGCGCGTTGGGCGTCGCTGATTCGGGAGGCTACGTCTTCCGGAAGGTCGATGAAGATGATGGGAATGGCGTTCGCCAGACCGCTGGAGGCTCTGTCGGCCACACTCGCGTCGGCCTTGCCGGACGCAAATTCCACCATGTCCTTGGTCGCGGCTTGTAGGCGATAGGCTTGGGCCATGGAGAGCTCGTCCACGTCCCTGATTGAATACTTCGTCCCGTCGATCTCGACGACCCTTCGCGTCCTGGTCGTGTTGAGGTTATAAACTGCTGTCGCTTCGGCCATGATCATTCTCCTTGTCTTCGCCGATCTGTAGTTCTATGCCGAGGGCCTTACAGGCATCCCCGAGCTTTGACAACGCCTCCATGCACCTGCGGGCTCCGCGGCGATGTGCCATGGAGGCCCGCTTGTGCTCTTTGGCTGAATCTCGCAGGGCCCTTGCCGCTTGGGCTACGGCGTCCCGCGTAGGATTCATTTTGCTTCCGCTTTGGCTCTCCGCTTGACGTCCTGGCCGTGGGCTTTTTTGTAGGACTGGATGTCTTTGAATCGCCCGTTTTTGGCTCGGACAGCGTAGAGCTTTTTGCCTTTGCGGCTCCTGTGCGTGGTCCTCATGTTATAGAGGGCTCGCGTTCTGTGCCACAATGCGGCCGAAGCGCAGGTTATCGCTCGCGGCGGCCGGATCCTCGAGGGCCATGAATTCAAACAGCAAGCCGGCAGGCTCGCCTTTTTGAAACACGACCTCAGGCTCTCCGCTGTGGACGGCTCTGGGGATCTCGTACTGAAGATTCCAACCGTCTCCATACGGGCTTGGTCCCTTGATCAGCAGGGCCCGTTCGGAAACGTCGAGGCCCCGCCGGATGGGCAGGTGCTTATAGCCGGCCGTGCCAACGCCTGCGGCTACGGTGCTGACGCTTCCGAGGTTTAAGACGTGCTTGTACTGCTCGAGCGTCAGGTCGGCGAGCACGAAGGATAGACTCAAGTCTTCCTCGGTGCGGACGGCTTTGACGGGTCCGGTCGTGCCGAGCATCCTGAACATTTCCAGGGTCTGCGGGTGGCTGATCGTGACGCCGTCTTCGGTGATGTTTTTATCTCCCGAGGTTCCCAATAGGGCCCAATTGCCGGCGGGCGTTGCGTTGATCGCAGGCATGGCTTCCCCAACGGGCGCCGCGTAGACCTTGAAGGGCGCGGCGATGATTTCGTATGGCTGAGTGCTCATCGTTTCCTCCTTACAGTTTTAACACGGCCACGTCGAGGCCCGTGATCTCGGAGAGAGTAAACTTTGCATCTCCGTTTCCATCGTTGTAAATGGCCGGCGGGAAAGGCCCGACCATTACATCTCCCGTTGTTGCGGGAACGTTCACCGTCTGTTCTGCGACTGCCAGGCCGCCAATCGTCGGCGGTGTCTGGATCGTGACCGTGCAGCCTCCTGCGCCCGACTTCCTGAAATGCAGGAAGGTGTGCCCGTCATTTCTGACGAGGTAGGTGTCGGAAACGCTAAGGCTTCCGGTCCTGGTCGGCGTGGTCCCCGATGCGGCCATCTGCTGAGGCGTTAGGGTTACGTTTGCCATTGTTTTCTCCTATGTAGCCTCAATCTCAGAGGCCAGAAATTCCCAGGTTTCTGACGAGAAAGGCCACTGCGTGTCGCCATCCCGGGATGTATTTGCTCCCCCGAAGGGGTTTAAAGAATGAATGAGGGTTCCCAGTGCCGTCCGGCGGTTTAGCTGTTTCAATACCGCCCGCGTCGCCTGGCGCAGCTTCTCGGCTTCAAAGATGGTTTCTCCCCAACAGACGCAGTCTATGGCGCCGCGCTCGACTTCCATGTAGCCGGGGATGCCGGTAGACCCGGAGACGCGCTGAACCACCACGGCCTTGCGGGGCATATGCTCTGCTTCGGCTGGCGGGAGCTCGCCGGCGAAGACGCGCGTACTCACAAGTGCCGTGACGGAGGCGTCGGCCTTGAGGGCGTCAACGACGGCGGTCAAAACATCTCGGCTCATAGGCTTGCGAATGCCTCCCGTATGTTTTCTGTCAGGTTCGGATAGTTCTTCCGCGCGGCCGGGACCAAGAACGGGCGGGCGGGAATATTGACGGTCCCAGACCCTCGGCGAAAGGATGCTCCGAATTCATGCACGGCGGCGTACATGACTGCGACGCTTCCCCAGATGCCGGCGAAGCCTTGGCCTACCTTGCGGGCCCCTTCGACAATCCTGATGGATCGCTCGAGCGTTCCGGTGCGGTTCTTCCAGGCATGATGCGTCTTGGCGTAGAGTACGCATTCGCCCATGGTCTTATTTAGACCGACGCGCATGGCCTTTTCAAACTTGGCGTTGAATTTGTCGCCCTTCCAAACGAGAGGCATTAGGCTCTATGCCTCCGAAGAAGGACGGATTTGTGGTCTATCTTTGGGCCGCGCGATCTCTCGCTCACGGCCTCGACGTCAAGCTGTTGCTCGACGACGGTCTGGCCGCGCCTGTCTTGCAGGCTGAACACTCTATCCCCGCTTCGGATGTCGACGTCGGCCGGGAAGATGCCGCGGATTTCCTCGACGACGACGATCTTGCCGCCGTCGGCCACTTCCTTTTTCTGGCTGATCCAAACAAAGCAGGGCGCCTCGGCCGCGATTATAGACCACACGGGAGTGACGGCCTTGCCGCCATAGCTGTCGGCGGGGGCAATGTCTCTTTGCAGGTTCGCTCTCATGGTCATGCTCGCGCGGGCGATGCTGATCACGCCACAATCCTCCGGCTGGTCGACGCGAATGCAGAGAGAAGGCGCTCCCTTTCGGCCTGGTAATTGTCGAAGTTCTGCACGCGAACGTCGCCCACCGAGCTTGACAAAACGCCGTCGTACTTCAGGGCCAGCTTGACGAGGTCTATCTCGAGGCGCTTGCGCGAGATCGTTGTGTCTTGGGGAACGTACACGATCGTATTGGTTCCGATCCAATGCGGCTGTGGATTGGTCCCTTGCGTCAAACGCTCGAGCTGATAACCGTCGCCGAGCAGGAGGTAGTCGTTTGCCGCCAGGACGGTGTTTATTTCCTCGATGCGTTGCGTAATCGACGTGATGCTGGACGCCTTGCGCGTCAGGAAAAGAATCTTTCCGTCGCAGACAAGCACGTCGGTGTTTGCGGCGGCCGCGCCGAGCCTTCTGATTATCTCGGCGTCGGCGTCATCGATTAGCCTCTGGAGAGCATCGTCAACGAGGTCTGTCTCGATGTGTTGCCTGACTTCCGCGACTGTCAAAAGGCTCGGCATGAGCTATTCCTTCCCTTTCTTCTTGGCCTTGTTTGCTACTTGCGCGACGGCCTTGTCTTCAACGGAATCGGCTTGCTTTACGAGGCCGAGTTTTCTGGCCATGACTGGATCGACCGCGTGGCCTTTAGCCGCGAGAAGAAATGCGGCTTCTGGGCTATCTATCGGTACGATCTTCGTCTGCGCGGCGTTGATGTAGAGGTCTTTTTCCGCAATCACGGGAGCGTGATCGACGGGCTTCGCTTCTCGCCATCTTTCTATCGTGAGAGCCATGCGTTCCTCCGTGCGCTTAAACGAAAGCGCAGACTTTAAACTTCTTGCCGCTCGTCACGGTGGCGATGACGTTCGTCGCGTCATGTGATCCCTCAACTGCGGTGTACGCTCCGACCGTTGCCGGCGCGGTGTCCGTTGGGACGATGAGCACGGCTCGCGGGATAGTTCCCATGCCGTGCGCGATGTTCTGAGGGGCTCCCGTCCCGGTCTGCTCGGACGAGATGAAATAGGCCGGTCCCTTCGCCCCGGTTATGACGTTGCCTCCGCTGATGATTGCCATGATCTGTTCTCCTGTTTTCAGCCTTTGGGGAGGCGGGCTGTGCGGGCCCCGCCTCCCCTTCCGGCCGTTTTACGTCAGGCCGCCGACATTAAATGCCGGTGACTTTGCAGAAGGCCGAAGGCCGATAGATCGGCAATGCGACCCGCACGTCTGCGCGGACGGCTTGCTTGCCGTTCACGAAGAAGTCGGAGTGCGAGTCCGACACTTTGACCTGGATGCCGCGGCGCTCCGCGAGCTCGATGAATTGCCGGAAGTCTCCGACAAGACCCGTGCCTTCGGGCAGGGCGTCCGTCTGCGCGACGGGAAGACCCCAGATGCGCTCCGGCCCGGCTTCCGAGGGGTTGCCCCAGATGTAGATGCCGTCGGCCGTTCTCAGGAGGCGAATGCCCTCCCAATCGTTGGGGTGGAGCATGACGCCGGAGGGCATCGCCCGCCCGGTCACGCGCACCTTGGTCATCGCCTTGTGGATTGCGTCCGGCACGGGATCCGCGCCGAGCGCTTGCGTCTGCACGCCGGCCGCGTTCAAGATGCCGGTCAGGTTGGCGCCGACGCCGTCGCCGTTGAGGATCTGGCTGTCGAGCCTCTGCATGAGCATGAAGCGCAGGCGGTTGTCGAGGTAGCCCGACACTTGCGCCACGTCCTCAAGCTGTTCGTCCGTGACCGGGATGAAGACCGCGATCTTTTTGACGAGAGCGGACTTCTCGGTCAACGCCAGAGCGCCCTCGGGATAGGCTCCCGCTTCGGCGGTTTCCGCGGCGTTGTTCGTGAACGTGGTTTCTTCCATGTACACGATGGCGGCCTGGTTGGTCTGGCCGACCGGGATCAGGTCGATGACCTGAAGCGGCCGGGTGGCGAATTCCACGACGCGGCCGGTGCGGAGGGTTTCTGCCGCCCATCCGGCGCTCGTCTGGAACAACGTTTTGAGGTTGATTCCCTCGGGGAGAATCGCGTCGACGTTGGACTTGCGTCCCTCATAGGCGCGGCTTTTCACGAAGGCTTCTCCGAAGGACATCTGCGGGCCCTCTTTCTTTTCAGGGGCGCCGGCTTCGGGATGCGCGTGGCGGGCCGCTTTGGCGGCGGCTTCCTCGCGGGACTTGGTTCCGGCCGCGATCTGCTCGGTGGCTTCCAGGGCGTCGGCTTCCCGGCCCATGTCCTCGAGCTCTTTATTCATCTTGCGGATGGATTCGACCTTCTCGATCGAGGATCCCGACAAGGATTTAACCTTGTCCATGTCGAGGTCAGAACCGGCTTCCTCGAACACTTTAACGAGGGACGCCTGCTTGGCGGCCATCGCTTCACGAATTTGCTTGAGCTTGTTCATCGCTTGCTTCCTCCGGTGTGTGTTTGGGCGAGGTTCTTTTCGAACCGCGCCATTTCTTTGACCAGATCGCCGCTGTGATCCTCTGGCGTCAAGACGCCGGCGATCGCGGTGCTGGCCTGCTGGAGCGCTTTCATGACGTTTAGCAGGCGCTCCCTGCTGTCCTGGGCGATAGATCGCCCGTCTTTCGCGCGGAGGTCAGCAAGCGACTTCGCACGCTCTGCGAGATGCCCGACGGCTTCAAGCGCCGCGTCAGCCTCATCGCAAAATCTTTTCCCCTTGGCCGCGTTCGTGGTCTGCATGACCATTTCTTCTTCTTGCGCCGGTGGGGTCGCTTCTTTCAACGGCGGCGGCTCAACGCCCGCGTCGCGCAGGTGCTTAGCCAGGTGATTGTAGACGCCGGACCTGTCGGCATCGGGAATGTCTGCCCCGCCTCGGCCGCCGTTCAAGACGGCGATGCCGGCGATGAGGCCGCGCACGTTGGCCGCGCCCGGGTCGCCGTTGGCCGAGACTTCGTGGTGCGGGAATTTGTACGAGCTCTTGGCCCCGGAGTCGCCTTGCGGGTTCTTCCAGGCAAAGACATGGGCATAGTAAGCCTCGTTTTCTTCCTCGCGGGCCCGGCGCACATTCTCTGGGCCGTCCCATGGCCGGTCGACCGTGGGCGTGTCGTGGGCCGGCAGGGCGGTTTTGAGGCCCTTGGCGTAGAGCGTCCCGGTGTTCTGGCCCGCGCCAACGAGCACGGGGGAGACTTCGTGGACCTCGAGGCCCGGCCGGCCGTCGGTCAGGCCGCGCAGGAAGCGAACGCGGCGGCCGTCCATTTCCCCGTCGCCGACGCCGCCCTCACGGATGTTGAAGCCGTAGGACCATTCTTGCAGGGGCTTGCCTTTCTCGAGGTCAAACTTCAAGGCCGTGAACCATTCCTGCCCCGAGGCGATGCCCATGTTCATCTGGATTTCTGCGATGGCCTGGTTGCCTTCCTCGCGGATGACGCCTTTACCGATCGGGATATGGCTCCAATCGTGGGCCGGGACGACGACGACTTCCTGCTCGCCGAAGGCTCCGGGGAGAGTGACGTCGCCGTCTTTGTCTATCACGTTCAGGGTGGCGATGACTGCGCGGATGACGCCGGAGTCCTTGAGTTCTTTGATTTCAATTGTCTTGCGGTACTTTTTCATTACGCCTCCCTTCCGGTAAAAACAGGCACAATATCCCGAGTGCCGTTGGGGTGTTCTTCGGCGAGAGATTGCCGGGCTTCCGCGATCGTGACCACGGCGCCGTTTATCTCCATGCATTCCTCGTCTGTTTCCCCGAGGCGGGCATCCAGAATCATGACCATCTCGCCGGCGCCCTCGAGCGCGGCGTATGCCCGGAGGGCTGATTCCGTCTGCGCGAAGCGGGTTTCGGTCCTGGCGATAACGTCTGCGCGAATCTTGGAGCTTGACCAGGGCCCCGCCGGGATCGCGTCGCGTAGCCTGCGGGCTACTTCAGGCACGCCCAGGTCTTCCTCGCGGGCGGCCCGGACGATACCCAATGCTTTCTGCGTGGCATCTTCTGTCATGCCGACGAGGCCGGCCCGCGTGCCGCCGAAAGACAATATCTCAAGCTGGACGGAGTCTGGAAGCCGCACGCCGAGGCCCAGGTTCCCCAGGCCGGACATGACTTCGTTGTGGACCGCGACGTAGTGCGACCCGAAGATGCCGCGCAATTCGGTGCGTCGCTCGGGCACGTTGATTTGCTCGAAAAGCCTGCGGACGCGGAGCTCATCGCTGTCTTGCTTGGCGATACGAAGCCAGAGGCGCTCGACGTCTTTGCCTAGGTCGTCTAGGAATTTCTCGATCTTGCGCCTAAAGGCCGGCTCCATCTGCTTTCGGACGCGGTCCATGGTGCGGGCGATCCGGCTCTGGAGGCGCGTCATGCGCTTGTTGGCCTTGGCCCCGTCTTCAGCCGGAGGCGGCGCTTGAACGTTTTGTAGAACAGGCGGCGTCTGTTCTACTTCCTCTGCGGCGGGCCCAGTTTCAAAGGCCGAGACGGGCCGCAGGAAAATCTCATGCTCAGGCAGGACTTCGAGGCCGGCCATCTTGCGGGCTTCCGAGACCATCATCCAGCCGCCGCTGACGGCGCGGTTGATGCGCTCGCTCTGCTTGTCGAGGTCGTCTTGCATGGCGCGGACGCTTCCGTCGTCGAATACGACTTCGCCTTCGGAGCTGAAGTCAGGGAGAAGCGATCGCGTCAGGTCGGCGGCCATGAGCGTCTGCATCGGGATGATGCCGCCGGTCCATGCCAGCCGGCGCATTTCTTCCATGGTCGCGCCGACCTTCGTCTGCTCGATGCCCGTGCCGAAGCCGACGATGGCGGCCGGGATGCCGAGAAGGGCACAGACTCTTTCCTCGGTCAGATTACGAATACCGGACAGGTCCATCTTGTCGGGCGAGAGGCCAAACTCTTGCACGCGCGTGGCCGCGCCCAGGACCATGGGCTCGCCACGGTGGTCGCCTGTAAATTTGGTCTTGATGTAGTTCTTCGTGACCTCGACGTCTTCTGGGGAAATGGAAACGTCCTTTTCGGGGGTGATGATAAGACCGGGAATCCCGGCGTTTCTCAGCAGGCCTGCGACGTAGTTCGATGCCTCGTTGTCCATGAAAATCTCGCGCATGGCCGATCCCAAAGGCGCGAGGCCCTTGCGGACATTGCGCGGGTCGATGCCGTAGCGGAAATGGACGACGTCTTCCGGCGCCAATCGGATCATGCCTTCGGTGCCGCCAGGTCTGTACTCGTAATAGCTGATGAAGTCGCGGCCTTCCCATTTCGGTTCGATGTGCCAGTGTGGTACATACCAAAGTTCAGAGGGCTGGCGGCGGGTGCCTTTTACTTTCAGCCAGTAGGCGTTCCCGTCAAGGCAGAATGAAAAGAGCGTGCCCATCCAGAGAGCGTCGCCGGAATAAAACGGGTTCGGATTGTTGACGAGTTTAGCGAGAGGGTGCTGTTGGTTGACGACTTCTTCGCCCTCTCGGTTGGTCTGCTTGACGGCGATCTTGGCTTCTGGAAAATTACGGGCGATCCAAAGGACGGGCGCCATGACGACGTTGGAGCTTATGCCGTCGCCCACTTCTCGGGCGTAATCAAATTTCGTATTCGGCAAGAGAGACATAACCCACGGAATGCCGCGGCCGTGGATCATTTCGTTGAGGGCCTTGACGATGCGCTTGATCATGCGAGGGGCCTCCATGCCGTTGGCGATTGTAGCATACCGGAGGCGCCGAATAATACTAAGCCGATCGCATCGGCTCGGTCGGGGCTTTTGCCGAGGCGCTTCTTCATGTCCTCTTTGCTCTCGACGCGGATGCGCCCGTCGGAGTCGATCTTGTATTTGACGCTCGAGAGCTCGGCTTGAAGGTCGGGATCCTTGGGGATGGCGACGGCATTGGGATTATCCGGGTTAAGACTCTCGCGCACAAACCACCATATCTGCGAGCGCAGATTCGTGAAACGCTCCTGATCGTCTTGCTTGCCGACTGGGCTCTCGGCCACGTTGATACCGTGGACTGGCTCGCCCTGCTCTTTGAGGCGATCAACAACACCGGCCCCAAGGCCGATAGCATCGACGTAAATCTTGCGGGCGCCGATCTCGCGGCGCTTGGCCTTAACCCATCCGACGGTGGCCATGGTGTCTTGGCCGTGGCGAGCCTCGAGGGGAAGGATACGCCGGCCCTTAGCCACGGCGATAACGCTGTCGTCGTCGCCGAAGCGGGCCACGTCGACGCCGATGTCGGTGGCTTTAGCTGTCTCGGGGACTTCGCGCATGGATGCCTTCTCGATCCAGTCCAGAGGGATGAGGGTGTCGGATTCCTGGTTGGGATATTCCGCGTCGAGTTTGACTCGGCAGAAGTTCGAATCCGGGCCGTACTTGCGCCGCCATTCCCCTGCCTGCTCGGGGTGGAGCATCCCGGGGTAAACGATGCGGCCTTCAGTGAAGTTGGGCGTGTCGGTGTCGGCGATCTTTATGTTGTGCCAGAGGTGCGCCTGGTCGTGCGTGCAGTCGTAGGTGAGGCCGGCCAGGACGGCGGGGTTGTAGAGCATTAAGATGTGCGTGTTGCCGCCGGCCATCATGTTCTCGATCTCGTCGAATAGCTCCTTATCGATGCCGTGAGCATCGTCGACGATCAAGAGGTCGTTGCGGCCGTGGATGCCGTGGACCATGTTCTTGTCTTTTGTTGAGAAGCCGAGGGCGTACCAGTTTTTCCCGAGCTTGAATTCTGTCGTTTCCATCATCTTGCCGCCGAGGGGCCGGCGGGCCTTGGCGTGCATATCACGCATCTCGCCCCAGAGGTTTGTCTCGACCTGGCGGTAAGACGGCGCCAGGGTGAAGACGCGCGATGGCTGATAGGCGAAGACCCACGCGAGGGCGGTCATGGCCGCGGCGTTGGTCTTGCTCGAGCTCACGCATCCCCTGACGGCGACGCGGCGATGCTCGAAGACGGCGCGGGCGATATCGACCTGCTTGGTCCATGGATTCATTCCAAGGACGGAGCGCATGAAAAAATCAGGGCTCTGTCGAATCTTTAGGCGCAGGTCCTGGGCTTTGGCCGGCAGGTTTTTCTTCTGGCTCGGGATCTCCGGCGAGGAAATCTGCGAGGGTAACGTGGCCTGAGAGCTTGACTGTGGCGCGGTCATTGAATCGCTCGGGGTTGTTTGCTTTCAGCAGAAATATTTTGAGGATTGTGTTGCCGTTGAGAGCATCTTGAATCGCGGCCGTTTCCAGGGTGTCGCAAACGTCGGCTCTGGCATCCTCGAAAAGCTGACGGAATTTCGCGTTTTTCTTCCAGCGCCTGTAGGCGATCCTGTCCACGCCTATGGCCTTGCAGGCTCCGAGCACTGTCCCCGTCTTCTTGAAGGCTTCGATAAAGGCGGCTTGCGCTATGGCCGGCCGGCGTTTGCCTTTTTGGGTGGGACTGGCTTTTGATGGTAGCTTTTCCTCGCTCATTCAAAGTTAAGGCTGGCGTCATGCCAGCCGCCTCCGGCGCAGCTGTGCCGCGACCTCGACGAGGCCAAAATAAAACCCGTCCAGGGTAAGGTCTGGACGGGCAAGGAACGCGGCGTGACGGGCGTAATCCGTCCGGCGCGAAGGGATGTTATTTCCCGATTCTGGCACGCTCCAAGTTTAGCATACCGCGACAGTGAAACACAAATCAGCTTTTATGCTGAAATGTTCCGTCGTCGTTTTGTCGCCAGGATCGGGCGCGATTTATTTCCATCTTGCGTTCGATCTGTTCATGGAGGTCGATGCGGAGCTTGTCGGCAAGGCCCAAGAGAAGAACGCCGCAATCGGCGATCTCGTCGCAGACCTGTGGCCCGGGAAAATAATCCTCAACGGAAAGTGCGACGTCTAGCTCGCCTATTTCCTGCACGAGCTTCGTGCGCGTGGCCTTGATGGCTTCTGGATCGCCGGAGTTCTGTCCGAAGGCTCGCTGTTGCCAATCACCTATTCGGCATTGCAGGCAAAACATGGAATCGCCGCAGTTGGCGCCCATCATCGCGCCAAAAATAAAACCGCAAAAAACGGCCGCGATGGCCGACATGATGGCGAGGGCGAGCATCATGCCTCCGGCCTCTGGGCGGCCGCGACGCCGGGCCACCAGCCCCACCTGCACATCAAGGCGATGAGGCCATAGTTGGCGACATCACCCCAGGTGTCATCGCGCGTTTCGTCGGCCGGCTCTTGCTCGGTTCTGTGGAGGTTGGCCATGCGCTCGATCTTATCCGAGGCGCGGACCATGACTCCCATCTCGCCGAATTTTGCGATATTGCCCGGGCCGTACTTGCCTTGCTTGTGATCGAAGACGCGGGCGGCGGTGATGGCGGCTCTCAAGAATTGAACGGTCAACGGTTCCTTGGCCCCGATTTTCAACGCGACCTGCTCTGCGATGTCTTCGTAGTCGGAGAGTTCCGGCTTCGCAAACGAGTTCATGCTGTTCTCCTTTCGGCTTTCTTGCCCACGAAATTTTCCCATCTCTTGACAATAACATCGACGTAGGTCGGATCGAGTTCTGTTCCGAAGCATCGCCGGCCCATGACTTCCGCGGCGATAAGAGTCGATCCCGACCACAAAAACAAATCGGCCACTATGTCTCCGGCTTTCGTCGAGTTGGCCATGGCCCGTCGCGCGAGCTCTACCGGCTTTTGCGTCGGGTGCTTGTAGCCGTGGTCGCGGCCTATTTCCCAAACGGTAGATGCGGGATCCGGGCACTGGAGGATGGCCGGTCGGCCTTCCTCGACGCGAATGGCGCGGACGCGCTTGGTCTTGGGTGCTCGGGTTTGTAGATAAATCTCCCCGCCTTTGCCGTCGCGCAGGAGAATCCCGGTGGCGAGGGCCATAGAGACGGCGGCCTTCGTCTGCCATGCCGCCCGCCAGATGGTGCTTTGCGTGCGGTCGCCGTAGAAGGCCGGGCTGTCGCCTTGCTTGACGGCGTAAAAGCATGGCTCGTGGGCCCAGTTGTAATCCGCGTGGCCGAGGGTGATCCCGGGCTTGGCCCAGATGATGTATTGCCTTTCGATGAGGCCGGCGGCCTTCATGGCCGCGGCGAAGTCTTCGCGCGTCGCGCTCGGATGCCAGATATAGAATGCGGCCTTTTCCGTGACGATGCGGACGGCGTTTTTAAAGGCGCCGACGAGCATAGCCATGAGGTCATCGCCCTGCTTGGCGTCGCCCTTAATCACGTCCCATGGCTTTGTGTTTCCGGCGTAGCTCACGCCGTAAGGGGGATCGGTGAAGACGCAGGCGGCCCGTTCGCCGGCGAATAGACGGTCAACGGCGGCCGGGTCAGTAGCGTCGCCGCAAAGAACGCGGTGCTGGCCGAGGATGTAGAGATCGCCGGGCTTCGCCTCGGAGGCACCGGGCATGGATGGCGGGACTTCATCTTCGTCCTGGCGGGCATCTTTGTCGTGGCCCATCATGGTAAAGCGTTCGTCGGCCAAAAATCCGGTAAGGTCAAGGTCAAAGTGTCCGTCGTCCAATTCCGCGATGATGCTTTTGACTGCGGCCATGTCGAAATCTCCGCGATGCTTATTGGCCGCGAGGTTGGCCGCCTTCTCTTTTCGCTCGGGCCAGTCGACTTCGCGGTAGGCGAGGCGGCCCCATGGCGTTTCGATGTAGCCTGCGGCCACCTGGCCGGTGGCGTCGGTCATCTCCTGCTTTTCTATCACCCATGCCGGCTCGAGGTTTTTAATGCGCTGATGGCCGCTGATGAGATTACCCGTTCGAACGTTAACGACGATGCCGCCGAGATCGCCGAATTCGCGCAGGGCCCGACCGAGGGCGGCGAGTTGCTCTTTACTGATCGTGCGCGGGTTGTACGCCGCGGGCTTGAGATCGCTTACGCGCTTTTTTCCGTTTGGCATGGTTCAATGGTTACGATCGCTCCTGGTTTTACTTTGTCAGAGGCATAGATTTTTTGAACGTTCAATTTCACAATGATTGCATCGTCGTCCCACCATCCTGCCGAGGTCATTGCATCCATGACGGCCTTGGCAACGTTGTCGACGTCTGGCTTCGTCGTCTTCCAGTGGGCCCAGGCCGGTTTTGATTTCGGCCGGGAGAAAAATAAAACAACGTCCATCTCTAACGGCGTGTCTTCAAAGCGAGGCTTGGGCTTGTGGGCTTTCGCAGCCATGAAGACAGCTTTCCAGAAGGCGGTCTTGGGGCTGTAGAAATGGCCCATGCCCCATCGCGGTCGCGGCTGTGCTTCGGGCTCACCGAAGACGCGCAGTTCAATCGGCATAGGGCAGGCCTTCCGGCTCGCAGTGGATGGTGAAGCTATGAACCATAGCGCTCATCATTTTCCAGCGGGGCTTCTTCGCTGTCTTCGAGATGGTTGAAGATCAAGTGATCGGAGTGAAAGTGCAGGTTTATGTCGCCCAGATGGCCGTTGCGATTTTTCTTGACGGCCAGTTTGGTTTCGCACGAGTTAAACTTCCGGTACAAGAATAGCACAATATCGGCGTCGTGTTCCAGTTCTCCTGATTCGCGCAGACTATCAAGGCCGGGTTCATGGTCTTTGTTCTTCTTGTCCGGGTTGCGGGCGAGTGACGACATACAGATGACCGGGATGTTGAAGTCAAGGGCCATGTTCTTGAGGCCTTTGCTGGCGGCTTCGACTTGGATGCGCTTCTCTGAGGCGGCTTTCTTGACGCTCATGATCTGCAAGTAGTCAACGATGAGCATGAGTCCGCTATGGCGGGCCTGCGAGTTCTCGACCATCTCGCGGACGCTTTCTATCGTCGAGGCACTGTCAGACATATAAATCGGCAGACTCGAGAGTTTGTCAACGGTGGCGGCGGCCCGTTGGACGTCTTCCGGGCCAAGGTTGGCTCGACGTAGTTGGCTGGCGGGGATCGGGCTGTTTTGGGCGACCATGCGAAGCATGAGGGCGGCGTTCTTCATCTCCCTGGAAATGATGAGCACTGTCGTGTTCTTCTCGGCGATGCCGCGGGCCATTTGGAGAGCGAGGGCTGTCTTGCCGACGCCCGGCCTGGCGCCGAGGTATGTTAGTTCGCCGCCTTGGAAGCCGCCGCAGAGGTAGTAATCAAGGCGGTCGATAGAGCTCGTATAGAATTTTCCGGGGCCGGCTTTCAGGTTGGCGAGAAAATCCCTGCCGACGGTTTTGATGTGAACGGCCGAGGCCTTGTCTTGGCCGTTGCGCTGCGCGTCGCCTCGGGAGATCGAGTTGACGACGCGCAGGAGGTCTTTACGTTCCATGGGGGTTGGCTGGCCGTTGCGGGTACATCTCTTGGCGAAGGTGGCGGCCATGATGTCGAAGGTCGCCTCCGGGCTCAGGCCGCGGTTGATGAAATAACCGGCCAGCTTGGCGGCTGTATTATCTATCGACCCCCATTCCGCGCCTTTGAGCGCCTGGTCGACCCAATCTGGTTGATTTTGGGCCCCAGATGGCCCTAGGAGCGTTTTGCCATCCTGGGGGGTGAAGTGGGCCTCAATCATCGCAAGGAGGCCCTGCGGCGCTTGCGGGATGGGGCCATCTGGAGAGACTGCCCAGGCATATTGGCGCCCGCTTGGATGGGTGCTTGGCGGGAGGATGCCGTAGCTCCCGTTGGTCAGGATCTCAACAAATGGCTTTTTGCCGTTTGTGGACAAGAATTTTTCGCCAGGAATCTTGGGCCAGTCCTTGGGGGCCCTTAAATAAATTTGGTAACCGTTGCCGGTCATGACGCGCGGGGCGTCCTCTGGGATGACCACGCCGGCTTGGTTTAGCAGGGCTTCGGCCGCCTTGGCGCCCTGGTGGCCGTGTTCTTCGCCGCCGTCTAGGTCCACGATGACCATGCCTTGGGGAATAACGCTCCCGATGTTGGCCTTCTCGTCTTCGAACCATGCGGTTATCTCGGCCTCGGTTGGTGGCCGCTTTTGATAGGGTTCCCAGGATGGTATCTTCTTCAGGTCAGGCCGCTTCCATGCAGGGTTGGGCTGACCTTCCCGGTTTAGCGGGATGGGTCGCAGGCCGTAATCCAGATAGGCGAGGGCTATTTCGGTTAAATTCATATGCAGGTGGCGGTTTCAAAGTGCAAGGCACCGCATTTTCGGCAAAAGCCGTTACCTTCAGGGTCGGCGTCGTAACCTGGGGCCCATCCGACCGGGCGACCGGCTGTTGGGCGACGCGCGCGCGTAGCGCGGCGCGGCGCACTCCCCCTCTTAGTAGTTATCTCCCTCTCATACATCTTGGTTACAGGTTGAACACGGTTTGGATACGCTTTGAGTCTCAAATTATCCTGCTTTTTCCTAAAGTTTAATATTTCGATCTCGAGGTCATCCCCGGATGACTTGAAGATGACCTTTGAGTGATCCCTGGGATCACTCGGGGGTCGGGAAAAAATAGTCAATGTTTTTATAACTTTTTCTTTTCGCGTCATCATGGCGTGTGCCAGCACGGTTGCAGAGCATCTTAAAGTGTTCTCTCGTCCGTGGCGGTGGAGCATTTCTAGCAGGACCCACCAGGCCCATCCGGCGAAATGACCGCCGCGGTCTATGCTTTGTTTTATCCATAGATCTTCGTGGGCGTTCGCGTCATGTTTGAACCAGGGTAGTTTATTCATCGAAGCGCTCCTGTCTTGCGGCGTCATAGGCCCTGATGATTTTGGGTGCGTCGTAGGAGTAGCCTTTGTCGCCTTCGTCCGGGAGGTGGCAGGCCCCCCCTTGTTGATGGCATGGCAGTCGGTGTGACCGCCCGTTGAATGTAATGCCGAAGGCTCCGCATCTCATGCATTGGCACCATAGATAGCCTTCATCGAAATTTCCCCATCTTAAAATGATAGCGCCGGGATCGAAAGAGTCATCTCTTGGAATTTCGCCGTGAAATATAAAAACGGGATGTCCGGCTTCTGAAAGTCTGCGAGCGACTTCGATCTCTCTTTCGTTGGGCGGTGCGCCTTTTATTTCAATCCAGGCTTCTTGTTGTGGTAGCCAAAAATCGGGAAGGTATCGATAGCCGCCGCCGAGATCAAATCCCTCCATTTCGTAGGCGTAGGGGACGCCGAGGGTTTTGAAAAATACGGCCCACCTGGCCTCAAGGCGGGATCTAAAGAAATGACCGTCAAATTTTGTTTCTATGGCTTTGATCATGATGTTCCTCGTACAAAATGCACGCCTGATCTTTCAGTCGGATATCGGTTCCGGGGCCGTTAGTGATTGGTGCCTTGCCGCATTTGTAGAATGTTTTGGTGCAGCGGTTGGCTTTGACAAATTTGCAAGACCTGCAAGTCCGACCTTCGGGTCCTGCGCCGCGCACGTCGGCCCATGGCTGGCCCGACCGCCGGCCGCCGCGGCCTCTTGAGTATCCCGGCGCCTGCGCGACTGCGATCCATTTGGGGTCGCCGAAGATTGGATTAGCCATCGATGGCCTGCATCGCCGCCTTAATGAATTCCGCGGCTACTTGCGGGACGATCGCGTTGCCGTAGGCGCGTATTCGCACCACTCGGCCGGGAATCCCATAAGCCAGCGGGGCAATGCCGGGCTCAAGGCGCCGCGTTTTTCCGTCGGCGCATGGGATGCGGTCATATCGGTCCCAAGGACCTGTGTTCTCAGGTCCTTCCCGCCCTGCCCGTGTTCCCCGGCTCCGTGGCTGTCCGATGTTCTCGGGGTTGCCCATCCGGCCATCTGCGCTTGTTGACCCAGGCATGAAACAACCACGCCCATTTTCGCTCCCTTCAAATTGGCCTTCCGCTTTCTTTCCAGGTGCGCTTCCGCTGATCCTCCCCATGTCGTTGCCGTAGGGCTGGCCCATCCTGCTGGGCGAGCCTCGCCCAGCAGGTTCGCTTTGCCGTTTCGCTTCCTGCCGCTGGATGATACCTGTGCCGTCGGACTCTGCCATCCCGCCATCGCCGCCACTTCTCCGAGATACAGTGGGACTGTGTTTTGATTGGCGTTGCGTTTCCGAAATGCGATGCACTTTGCCATCGTTTCCTCGTTGCGTACTCGATCGACGGAAGTTGGCGTGGGCCATCCACCACAATCTTTGCCGGATGTGCGGCGAGTTGACGCTCGCAGCGCACAAATCGGCGGCCCCGACGGCATATCCCATCGCTTCCAGGTCAGAGCGTACTCCATCGAGCCAAAGGCGGCCATCCTTTGAAGTAACCTGCTCTCCAAAGACCGTTGCAGGACGGCGCTCGCGGATAAGTTCTCGGAAAAAAGGCCAGAGGTGGCGCTCATCCTCAACGCCTCTGCGCCTCCCGGCCTGTGAAAATGGCTGACATGGGCATGATCCGGTCCAGACTTCGCGGTCTGCTGGCCAGCCGGCAAGCTGGAGGGCGAGTTCCCATCCTGCGATTCCTGCGAAAAAATGAACTCGCCTTGTTCTGGCGAGGTCTTGCGCTTTGATTTCTTGGATGGGTCTGTCATCGACGACTCCTTCGCTGATTTTTTTGGCCGCGATTAAATTGCGGAGCCATTGCGCGGTTTTCTTGTCGTACTCGTTATAGTA